TCAGGCACTTTACCATACCCAACTACTCTATCCCATTCTCTTTGGGTGTAATAATTATTATCATCCATTTTTTTTCTTCTTACCTTTCTTAAAGATTAGATCGTAATTTTTTCTATAATTATCGTTTGATGGTCTTGACTTTCCATCCCACTTAGTCATCACCAATCTCCTTTAAAATATTACCATAATTTGGCCATCCATATTTTTGACTATCTTCACCGAAATATCTCCAACGTACTACTCCTGTATTTGGATTTCGTTCATATATTTTTCTTTTCACTATACTTTCCTTTTCTTTATTTTTCTTCGTTTATTATTTTCAAAATCAGTAATAAATTGACCCATATATTCTTGAGTCCATTCACTGACTTTTATTTCATCCTTAAAGTTTTTTGCAGTGTCATGTTCTTGAGTGGCAGCTGTAGTATCAAACAAATTAGTTTGTTCTGTCATCTTAAACTTAACAAATAGATGCTTCTTTTCTTTTTGGATTCTTCTTAAAAATGCATAATAAATTATCTGTGTAAAATATGCAAATGGATTATTACTTTTCTCTGGATTAAAATTATCAATATATTGTAGACAATTTTCAATACCATCACTTATCATTTCTTCTTTAAATGTATAATTCACAAAGTTAGGTTTTCTTGCTAAGTGTGTTGCAATCTTCATTATACATTCTCCAACATAAGTTGGTACTATTGGTCTTGTATCTTCTTTATCTTTTGCTTTTTGTACACATGCCTTATACTCAATCATTGCTGCTAAAAAGTCTTTATTATTGACGTATTGTTGTTTAGCTCTTCGCCCCATTATCTTCCCTTTTCTTTAAAATATATTTTAATTAACTGTTGACTTTTCTCATTTACAAAGTAAAATAGCTGATGTAGCTGCCGAAAAGGACTGGGTATATTAATGATATGTAATCTTCTTAGTCGGGTCATTTAATGTATCCATTATATCGTCTAGCTTAGATCTACCATCACCTTTAGCCATCTTATCTATTATGCGCTCTATCTGTGCACGCGCACCACCTGGCTCATCTGGGTCTTCCATGCCTGTTATGGCATTGGCAGCAGCTTCTACTTTAGTTCTTGGTTTATAATTCTTTATCTTTTCTGTTGTCTTATTATAATAATCTAGTACCACTGGATGAGTATTACATACAGTGACAACGTGTCTTTTATTAATTGGAATTCTATCTCCATAATTCCAAGGTACCCACTTAACAAAAGCCATACCCATATGTGTATCATTTGTCAGTGTAACAATTCTTTGTGGATTTTTTATTTTAAGTTCTGAAGTTTGCAAACTAGCAATATCAACTTCTCCAACGACATCATCACCGTTAGACAACTTAACTATTTTTGTTATGTATTGTTCCGTCATTTAATCTCCATCTTGTATAATTTATAATCAAATCTCTCTTCGTTATAAATTTTTATTCTCTCGCTAAAATGGTTTAACGTGTAGTTAACATGATTCTTGTATCTCAAATCATCACTTATATCTATCAATCTCGCTTTTTCTTTTTTGTCGCCTTTTCTGAGTCCACGTCCGATACTTTGGAGATTCCTAATTTTTGACTTACTCGGCGAAGCAAAGATGATATTGTGGAGATTACGTATGTTAACACCTGTGCTAAAAGTGCCAAAACTTGCAACAATAATTGAATTACTTTCAGTCTCTGCGATTGCTCTAATTTGTTCTCTAGTCTCGGCATCAGTTCCTCCATATACAAAAAATAGTTTTCTATTTTTTTCTTTCAGTGTTAATATTAAATCATGTATTGTTTTGCCGTGATTAATTAAATGAAACAATACTAATGTGTTGCCTTCTTGCGCAGTACATAGTTTACTTAGAAATCTATTTCTTGGCTCGTAGGTTGTTATAAAATCTATTTCGTCTTGGTACTTATAATCTTTTGCTTGCTTGCATATATGATCTGGATACTTTAACGTAATACATTTAATTAAGAAGTCAGCTAAATGTTTATCATCTATTAACTTCTTAGTTGTTACAGGTTGAAATACTGGACCAAACAAACCCTCTAATACTAACTTATGTGTTTGTGATCCATCTAATGTTCCTGTAAAACCAAATCTATATTTTGTGTTCTTTAACTTTTCCATTATCTTAGTTAAACTTTTAGCTTTATATAAATGAGCTTCGTCACCTATAATTACATCAAACTGATCAAACCAATCATTAGGTTGATTGTATATTGATTGCCAAGTACTAATAACTATTCTATCATCAGTTGTCTTTTCTTTACCACTCATTATAGTATGAATGCTTTCTTTACAATTATAACTTTCAAAATCTGTTTTCATTTGATATACTAAACTTGTTGTTGGTACTACTATTAATACTTTATCCTGTTTATAGTGCTGTGTCAACATATAAATTACTAAACTCTTACCACTAGCTGTGGGTGACAATACGAGTCGTCTCTGAGCGTTTATACACGTTCTGAACGTGTTTATTTGGTAGTCTCTAGGTTTTATTGGTAAATTAAAATGATATGTTTCAACTACCTTTTCTTTAACTTCATCAAACTTTTTATGTACTTTATATCCACGATCTTGTGCAAACTTGACACAATAATCAATTAAACCTTTATAGATTAATTTTGTTTGACCATTATATAATCTAACTTTACCATCCCAATACCTATTCCTATAGGCTGGCATAAATTTAGCACCTGGTACTTCAAATGTAAAGAAATCTACTAGCTCTTGTTTGATTCCATTGTCTGCTGTGACTTTTGCATGTACTTCGTTTACTGGTTCGATAATCACAAGATTACCCTCCACCGAATTGTGTAAGTCTTCTCCAGTCAATGGCTGCACGAATTTGAAACCCTCTGTTATTAACATTCTTTAAAATATCTTCACAACAACCAACAAGCTCTTCTTGATATGCTATCTTTGTTTGTAAAGACATCATATCTTTATCAGCACTAACATACTCAGGTATGTCTTGCTTCAATATAACTTTTGGCCAGGGTTCACGATTTAATTCTCTAATATCATCTGGGTTATTCAAGTCACCCCTGTAGTATTGTCCCAACTTATTATATAAAGATTTTTGCTTAATCTTCAACGCTCTAAGTTGGATCCTTGCATTATAAAGATACTTTAAGTATTTACCATGTAATTCAGGTATTTTCAAACTTTCAGTATCTAAGTCAACATCATCAACTTTACTATCGTTTTTCCACAGTTCGAGTAGCTCGTCTAACTTCATACTTCTATTATAGCATAAAATTTATACTGAAGCAACAGTAAATTGTCTATAATTGAATGTACAGTCAGCTTCTATGTAAGCCACGTCTGTTCCTGTAACGTCAAATTGTAATGGAGATATGTTGATTGGATATAAGTCAACGAAAGATATTCTTATATTAGCATTCTGAGCACTTGTCAATATAACCAGACCACCATCACTAAAAACACCTTGCATAACATTTCCCATCTTACCTGTTCCAGCTGTTGGTCTACTTCCACCAGTTTTATTGAGATCAGTATATTCTTTTGAATCTTCTGGTGTACCCATTCCGGTCATCCAGTTATATACTTCAAGATAATTTTTCATATCTTCATCTACTCTAAATCTAATATCTAATGGAGCATAAGTCAGTTTAGTACCAGGTAGTGGTATTCTTATTAAAGGGTTCTGTATTTCATTTTCTTGCAATGATACAGAAGGTAAAGATGCACTTTGACAAAAGAAGTTTACATTAGGCAACTTTTCTACAATGAACCTAAAACCTAGTGGTGAAAGAAAGTTATTATTTTCTGGTTGTTTATCGAATGCGCTCATAATACTATTTATCTAATTTTTAGGCAAAAAAAAACCCAGGCGGTTAAACCTGGGTTTCTTAAAAAGTATTTCTACTAGCTTACATTAAATTAGAAATGATAGCCATACGATAGTAGATGTTTTTCTTAGCGAAAGCAATCGCACCATCAGCATTAGTAGTAGCAAATGGGTTAGCAACAATTCCATAACGAGTTTTAAACCCGATTTTTGGTTGGAATGTGTTTTCACCAACTGCTCTTACCATCTGTAGTGGTACATATGGACAATAGAATAGTCCAGCATCAAATGCAGACGATCCTTTATATCCAACAGTGTAATACTGTTTACCAGATGCTGTTGAGAAGTAAGGATCAACATATACTTTAATTCTTCCGTTAAGCATACCAGCAAAAGTGTTGCCAGTATCATCAACATTCAAATTAGCAGAAAGTGCAGGAGCGTAATCAAGTACACCAGCCATGTTAAGAGCTGAAGCAACGTCTGATCCACAGATCAATACATTACCTTTACCTCTTCTTGTAGACTTAGCAACTTGGTTAGCATCTCTTTCAATTTGAAAGATCAAACCTTTGAATCTTTCAACTGACCATCTACCGTTACTGTCGACGTCTAAGTCAAAAGTACCAGCGCTTGATGTGTTTGTTTGTGCACCAGCTGTAGCTGTATAGTTAATTGTTCTTACTACTTCTCTGTTGATCTCAGCTAAAATTTCAGCAGAAAGGATGTTAGCTAATTCACTTTCAGCATCCAAACCGTGGATTGCTTTAAGATCTTGTGCTAATTCCATTGTGTATTCCGCTTTAAGAGCTCTTGACACTGCAGTTACAGAAACCTTCTCTACTGAGAAAGCCATTTCAGCAAATGAATTTGCTGCACTGTCACCTAATGCTTCAGCAGTTGCTGTAGACATACCTTGGTGAAGTGTGTAAGCAGAACCTGATGCTCTAGCTGTTGGATCATTACCAGCTTGGTCAGATCCAGCAGAACCGTCAAGTACACCACCGAAGTTAGATGTATTTGCAGCTTGTGAACCGATAGCTGAATGAGAAGTATTAGCTTCGTTGTATAATGCTTCATCACCTGATTGATCTTGTAGTCTAGATCTTAATGCGAAAATTAGACCTGTTGGACCAGTCATAGGCTGGACACCACAGATGTCATAAGCAATAAGGTTAGGCATACTTCTTCTTACAAGTGAAATAAGTACTGGGTCGAATATGTCAACTGCACCTGCACTAGCAGTAGATGAAGATGCTCCCATTGCGTTAGCTGGAGCGGCTTCCCCTAATAGTGAAGGACTTTGATATCCGCCTGATCCTGCAGCTGCTTCGCGAGCCGCATTCTCTTGGTTTTCTAGTAAAGTGGCAACAACCTGACGCTTATGTGGATCTTTAATCGGGTCAAGATCCCCATGTTCAAGGACTGGCTGCCATTTTTTCACTAGCTCTTCTGTTAAATAAGACATTTAAATTTCTCCCTAAATGTTAATAAAGTTAAATTTTGAAAAGTCAGCCTTTTCATTAGTTTATAATATTTATAATATAGTTATTTTTTCAGTGACCTAGTAATGGCCGCTGTATAACCCGCCATTGCAGGATCGATATTTTTTGATCCTTCAGGTTTAGCCTCTTCATCAAGAGGTTCATCAGTTTCACCCACTAAATCGGCTACTTCTTTGTCATTATCGACTGAGAAATAACTTTCTTTAATAATTGATAGTTTCTTTTGAAACGATTCTTTATCTTTGAACTCAACGCCTTCAGCTAGAGTTTGAAACTTTTCTTTTTGAGTTTCAGCAAGACCTTCCGTTACTTGATCAATAATCTTTTGTTGATCGTTCTCTTCAATCGCTTTCTTAGCTTCTATGTTTTTTTCCATTTCAGCGTTTAATTGTGATTGTAGATCTTCGTTCTTAGCTGCAAGCTCTTCAACTACATCAACTTTTGCTTCTGGAATATCAATATAATGATCTTCGAAAAGACCTTTAAGACCAGACATAAAGTCTTCAGTTAATTCAGCTTTCAAACCTTGCTCAATAGCAAGTTCGTTTTCTTTAGCCCATGACTCTACAACATAGTCAAGATAAGTGTCTAATTTTTCTGACATTTCAGCTTTAGTAGATTCGTTATCTTGTTTTACTGTTTCGTTAACAGTGTTGTTGTATGTTTCAATGTGCTCATTAATTTTTTTAACAACTGCTGTTTCAAAGATAGTTGTCACTTTTTCTTTGAATTCTTCAGAGAGTTCTTCATCTCCAAACATAGCATTTACATCAGCTTTGATGTCAATATCTTTTGCAGTTATTTTGTAATCAGTGGTATTGTTCGTTAAAGTTTGAGCTTCTTCCTGCTCAGTAGCTTCGTTTTCACCAAGCATACCTTTATATGCAGATTGAATGTCTTCTTTTTTCATACCGGACATTTTTTTAACCATTGCATTGATCATTCCCATTTTAGTAGAAACTTCTTTAGCTTTATCTACTTTGGACGAACCTTGCTTGACAGGTGTCTTTTCCCCTTGATCTTTACTCGGACCAGGAGCGGTTTTTTTTGTTGACGTTGGCTCAGGAACTTCTGAAGGGTCACCCATTGATGCCTTGAATTCATCTAGCTCCTTAGGCTGACTATCTTCAATTGCTTCCTGATCTTGTTTAAGATCTTGTTCAGACATGATTTTTTCTCCTTGATTTTAAATCTTTAGTTACTAATTATTTATAATATTTTAAAGTTTTGAAAGAAAATTAGAAAATACCTTTAACTTTGTTGCTTCAAGAGCAGTTTTAGATTTTTTCTCTATTTCTTCCTTATATTCATTAATTTGAGCTTCTCTCAAAACCCCATTATCCCAAATCCACTCCTTGCCTTCCATAATACCTTCTACAAATGCATCTGGTGCACTTGGATCCGCTACTATATCAGCTGCAGTGGCTAAATGATAATCTTTTTGTACAACTTGTGATCCACCGTTTTGTTTAAGTGATCCCATTCCTCTAGAACTAACACCGAGGCTAGCTCCTTCA